ATGATGTTTCTAATCTTTTAACGGCATCACCCATTAATCTGTTTGCATTTCGTGTGATTGCATCTTTACTTTTAACTCCACCAGCTAATAATATTTCAACACCTTTTTTGAAATCTTGTTCTGATATTCTGCCATCTTTGTTGTTTAATTTTGCATAATCATAGGCAATTTGTATAACCATTGATTTTAGTATTCCAGTATCTATGGCTGATTCTTCTAACTGTTTACCAAAAGTGTCATCAATATACCCTTCAGCATTATTGATAATATCAGATGCTTCTGACACTTCTGATTTATTATCTTTAACAAAAGTAAGTCTTAAATCATTTAGTTCTGTTTTAATATTTGATACAGTTCTATTGATACCACCAGCAAAAGATCCTGTTGTTACAGTGTCCTTGTTAACTTGATCTTTAAATTCTCCTAAACTTCTAACAATAGCATCTGTAGCTTCATAAGTTTCTAAAAATGCTTTTTCTTTTGTTGCATTAACATCTTTTAAATCTGATGTTGTAGATTCTACTGTTGCCTTTACAAATCCGTCACTATCTGAACTGTTTATAAATGCAAGATCATCTTTATTTTTTAAATTTATTTGCCTTTTTTCACCAGTGCTAGGATTTATCATATTAAAAAAATCTGTTGATTTATATTCAGGATCTGGTGCTTTTACATTAGGTAAAACTCTTGTGCCATCAAGATAATATTGAAATCCATCTTTTCCTTCAATAATCTTTCTTTCAGGATCTTGTAATGCACCTCTTAGATTTACCATTGTACCTAGTTCAGCAATATCATTAGCTCGTCTTTGGCTTCTTAATTGATTAGCTTGATTTGTAGCTACTCCTAAAGATTGACCAAAAGAAGTTGGCATTGTTGAATAACCTGATTGTGCTAATAAACCTGAAGCTATATCTTGACCATAAGGACTTTTGACAAAGTTTAATAAACCACCTTGATTTTGCTGTGGTGTTAAAAATTTATTTAATTTTGTTCCTATAACTTGGTCTAATATTGAGCCATAGGTATTTATTTTGTTACCCATTAAGCGAACCCTCCTAGAAGTCCTCCTCCGATTGCACCAAAGAGAGGATTACCAAACATTGATCCTTGTGGCATCATTCCAGCTATTTGAGCACCTGTCATCGCACCACCGAGTAATCCAGCACCTGTGTTTCTAAAGACAGGTTGTGTGGTCACTGTTTGTGTTGGTACTGGTGAACCTAATGCACCTAAGTATTGATTTAATTTAATAAATGGTTTTTGTTGTTCGTAATCAAAACGAGCAATAGCATCTTGTAATTTTGTTTGTTCAATGCTTTCTCTATCTGCACCTACTTGTGCTAGTCTTGATACATCATTGTAATCCATTTCACCTAGCTGTGGTGCTGTCATCATGGTTTGAGCTTGTAAGCCTCTTTCACGATTGTATTGGTCTCCGTAAACTTGATTAGCTAATCTTCCCAATGAGTCTGATAATATCTCTTGGTTTGCACCTGATCCAAGACGACCAGCTTTACTAAATTGTGACTGTACCTTTGATGTCACATCACCAGCCATTTGGTTAAATAAACCTTGTGTGTAAGGATTAGATGTAGGGGATAAGAAATCTCCAGCTAGTGTTTGTTGAGCAAGGTTTTGTGATTGGTTCAGTAAAGGATTACCAGCGACTGCTCTTGCACTTGCTAAATCTAATGCTGTTTGTGTTTCAGCAGACGGATCTATGTAAGTGTTATTAGGGAAAAAGTTTGGTGTATCAGCTTCAAATAAATCTTGTCCATAATTAATTGCTTGGTCTAAGTATGGTCTAATGAACTCTGATGGTTCAGCAGATGATGTAGTTGTTACGTTTTGTGGTGATGATCCTTTTGACATTTTATATTTCCTTATTTAGTAAGTATGCTTTGACACTAAATCCTTTCAATTTTCTAACCCAACCTTTACGCCCAGCGACTTCAAGTTGAGTACAGTTTTCTTGCTTTGCAAATTTTTCTATTACTGTTTGTATTCTTTCTAACCAGTTTTCTAGATTTGTACCTCCAGCGAGAAAGTATCGTAATACTTTTGACTGAGGGTATTGTGCTATTTCGGTTACAACAGCACTCTCGACTCTGTTATTGTTCCAACTAATAAATAGTTGCATACGATCATTAGCTATTCCGTACAGTATGTCTTGAATACTATAAGTTTCGTCTAATGCTTTTTCTAATAATGGAGATACTTGACTCCATATAAATTCAACATCTTCACTAGGTACTCTAGTGACGACATTATCCAATGACACAGTATGATAAGTTTTGGTCTGTGTTTCCTGAACTTGCATGAGTTAGTGTTGCACTACCATTCGATCTTGCAGAAACATGAAGTGTATTTAATGCTGTTCTACCATTTGTAGTTGTTGGCATAAACAGTATCACAGAATTACCACCAATACGAGCATCTGTTAAGGTAGTCGATGTAGCACTAGCAGTTAATATTATTGTTCCTGTACTATTAAGTTTACCATTGATCGTATTATTTAATGATGTTGAAACTAATCGTAAATGTTGTCCTGTATCAGGTATTGATAACGGAACTTGAGGAAACTGATTATCTGCCACCTTCAGGTCTCGCTTCTATATCTACACCTGACATGGTGTTAAAGTTACCTGTCACACTTACCCTAATGCGATGATATCGAGATGTACTCCGTAGAGGACAAGTGCCAGTATCATTAGTGCTAACAGCACTGCCAGTTGTTGTGGTGTCAAGTTGTGATTGCCTCGTGATAGGTGTGATAGTTACAGATGTGTTTGTTGTGCCATCAACAATAGGTCTGCAATTAATTAATGTTGCTCTTTTACCTTTAGCACCCTCAAACTCTGTCGTATCAACTGTAGCTGAGAGACTGTTTGCAATAAACTTTCCAAACTTATTATCAGAGTTAAAACCAGCTAGACCAACAATACCTTCTCTATAGAAGTAAGAGTCTAGTGATCTAGGTAAGTTATCTAAGTCACCTAATACATCTAAACTTTCTAATGTGGTAAATGCTTCTTGTGATGCACTAGCAATAAACTCTAAGTCTTGATCGCTACCTGTACTCCATTTATCAACAGCATAGTTGTAAATTAATAATTTGTTATTTGTAGTTCCTGTAGCTCCTGATCCACGATACGACCATACGACAATACTATTGTTAGGATCGACAGCAGATGTAATACCATCAAGATTAGAAGATAAATCATCAAAGAAGAAGTTATCGACTTTACCATTACCTATCGGTGCTAATTGTTGTCCACCTGTTAGTTTGTAAAAACCATCTTGTGCTAAAAAGAAAACCATGTTTCCGTAAGAAGCAACAGACTTGGGTGCAAATGCTCCAATGTTATCTGCTATTTTGTTAAACTGAAATATTAAGGGAGTACCTACATATTCCATTCTGTAGATAGCTTTCTCCATAAAGATCACACCAGCACTCTCACCACCTACGATGGCTTGAATATTACCATGCGATCCTACAATATCTTGGAAACCTGATTGTGTTGCTTGGCTAGGTGTCCATGTAGAACTATCATTAATACCTGACCATTTAACTCGTTGATTGTAAGTTGTTGAACTTTCTGTTGTGTAACCAGACACTACAAAATCTCTAATCACTGCGATGTATTTAGCTTTTAATGATACTAAATCACTAAAGGCACTATCTACACCTTCTTCAAACTTTTGTATGTTGTCTGCAAAGTTAGTAGCAATAATATTTGAGCCAAATTGTGTAAATGCCCAAAAGTCTCTAGCGTTCTCTGTAGTAGAGTTATTGTACCCACCAGCTTTGCTTTTATCTTGAAAGACTAGCGAGGAGTCCATCTGATATAATTTTGTAGCATCACCAGCATAGTTTGTAGAACCACTAGCACTGAAACTTGTAAATAAACCTAATGCACTACTTGTTAAACCAGTACCACTTAGTGCCTGAAAACCAGCTAGGCTTTTATAACCTTTAGCTAGAGGTAAGACATTATCAACTACTAAAGCACCTGAGTTCTCGTAAGTAGGTAAGTCAGCTTGTAAATCGCCAAACTCAATCATCTACACCACCTGTGGTGTGGACATCTGTAAAGGAGAAGATGTAGTTGATCCTCTTGAAGAAGTTTCATTAGCATTTTTTAATGCTTCTTTATACAAAGATGCCCAAGTATTTATCCTTTCGTCTTGCATAATAAATGGTGCAGACTCTGCTAGTGAACCATATAAGTACAATTCAGGATAGTTTGTTAATATTGTATTTGTTGTATTGTCATCTGATAATGCAGATAAACTTTTATAATAATTTATTTGTAAGGTTGTTGCTGAGTCAGGAGCTACACCTAAAAGAATATTTGTACCGAGAATAGTAAAATATGTAGGTTTGCCTCTACTTTGACTGACATTATACTTGTTGTAAAAATCACTGTTGTTTATAAATTTTAATGTGCAATAAGGA